CTTCAGCACCGCAAATCTCACGGTAGTCGTCACCCTGCCACAACTCAATGCGGAGCATCTGTTGCACGTTGCGGAAGAGCAGCGGGGCGGTACCCACGTAGTCGGTGTAGTAACGACGGCGGTAGGGCTTGTAGGTGTCGAAGTTGATGTACTCAGCCGTGACGAGATAGGGACGCCATGCGTTGTGCGTGATGTTGTCAATGCGGTCCTGCATGCGCTGAATCACGTGGTCCACCTTGTCCTTGGTCAGACCGCTAATGCGACCGTTAGTGAACGAGGCTTGGTTCTGCACGTAGCCGTTGTCAGCCACCTCATAGTCAGCAGCAGTCAGCGTGGCTCCGCTGAAGGTGATTTTGACGTGACCCGCCTTTCCACCAGTACCCTTACCGATGGCGGTGATGGTCAGGTCTTCTTCACCCAGTGGGTCCGCGTCACTGTACACACGGATTTTGTCGCCCACGGAAAAGCCGTGACTGCGGTACTCGTTGCCCGTGACATACACGGCATCAGTGTCAGCAGCCGCGCTCATCAGCACGGCTTCCTTGGGGCCGATGTCAAGCAGGTCAGCGACCTTCTGAGCCGTAGTGTACACCGTCGCAGTAGGGTCGAGGGGCCGGGTTTCCGGCTCACCGGGACTGAAGACGACGGGCATTCAACAACTCACCTCAGTAGTACGCTTGGCTTGTCATCCTACGTTGTCGTTCTTCAGGCGTTTCCTCCATGGCCTGTTTTTGTGGTTGAATTGGTTGACCATACGGGTTGTTTTGGGATAGTGCCCTTTCATATGGGTCTTTTTTCCTATGTTGTTGTTCTTCAGGTGTTTGTAGCATTTGTCGCTTCATTTCCTGTTGTTGTTGTTGATACGCGGGGTCGTATGGTATTTCTTTCATCAGGCTCCAAGCGTCACCAAACGCTGCACGGTGGGCGCGGAACTGTCGAGCGGCCTTGCCCAACATTTCGTCACTGCCACCCTCACCGGGGTCACGCATGGTGGGCACCGCAGTTTGACGTTGCCTTGCCAGTCCCATTGACATGAGTTGTTGAATCTGCTCAGGCGTCATGTTGGCGAGCATGGCACGCGCTTGAGCCATAGCATCCGGCTCAGGCTCAGCAGGACCGCCCGCATCCATCAGATTGCCTGCACTGTCAAACGCACCCTGCATTTCGTCAGGAACACCGGGAATCTTGCCGCGAGCACCCGCAGACATGTCAGGGGCTTTCTTGGGCTTCTCGTCAGGCGCAGGCGCGTCCCCACCACCCTCCGGCTCAGGGAAACCGTACTTCTCAGCGTTTCTTGCCTGCTGAGTGTCACGCATTTGTTTGAACTTTTCAGAAAGACCCGCCGTGCGGTCGGTTAGATTCGACACACTCATCTTGCCGCTGCGCATGGCGTTCTCACGCTCAGCAGCACGCTGCTGCTTCGGCGTCATGAACGAAGCGTGGTCTTCACCCGGAGGTTGAATCGTACCCAACACCTGTTCCAACGTTCTGCCCTTCAACTGCTCCTGCAATGCTTGGTTGAGGTCCATAGGGTCGTTCACAAACTCAAGGTCGTGCATCTCAGGGTTTGCAAGCATTTGGGCCATGACCATTTGCCGAATAGTGTTGAGTTGCGTATCATACGCAGGGTCCGCTCGGTTAGTGTACCCGGCTTCAGACATTGCGGGGTACACGATTTGATTGGCGACACGTTGCAATGTGTGTGGTCCCAAGCCTTTGTGCTTCCCCCGCGCAATAGGGTAGTACACTTTTTGACGACGGGGTTCCATATCGGCCTTCACAAGTACACGGTTCATTACGTCACATCCTGTTTGAGTCATCTCGGTGTCCGAGGTTGTATTCCATGGGTTTGTCACAGGCACCACAAGTTGCCCGCCACATGAAGTGAAGGAAACCGCAGTGCTTGCAGCGCGTACCTGAACCAATGTTCAGCACGTCACCAATATTTGCATTTCGGTTACGTTGGGCTGAAGTAATTCCCTCAAGAGGCTTGTCGGTGTTGGTCACCGTAGCGTTCTCAAGGTCGTACTTGACGCCCTGCTTGCCTGCGCGAACAAGGTCTTCAAGGTCGAGACTTCGTGCGTCAAACCCCATTTCCTTCACCTCATGTGAAAGAAACGATGATGTAAATGTTCCCAAGCACGGTAATTGGTTCAGCACCGACAATTGCGTTTCCACCAATGGCCGCAGCAACATCAGTAGCAATTGCACTGTTGAGCGTCGTCAGGTTGCTGAAGTCCTTCGGGGAAAAGGGTCCAATCACCTTAGCGCCTTCTGCCAAGAGGAATCACCTCAAGCGCGGCGACCGATGGCCATGAACGTGCCACCAATGGTAGCCTGAGCCGCACCGGGGGTGTTGACGGTAATCGTCGTTCCATCCACGGTGGCAAACTCACCAAAAGTAAAGGGGGCACCGTCGGACGCATCAGCCGCACCTGCGGTTTCAAGATTCTGAGGAGCCAAGGCACCGGTGGGGGTGACAACGGCCATGTCAATGCTCGTCAATTGACCGGCGAGGTCAATGCTCGTATCGGTTGCTGCGTAGGTACCAGTGACCACAAAGCGGTCACCAAAAACGGTCGGTCGGGGGTCAATGCTGATTGCCATGTGTCATCACTCAGTGGGTGTTGGTTCTTCGGTAGGTGCCGGAGGATTTAGGTGTTCCTCCACAAGATTCAGTGCAGCGGCCTTCGTAACGTAGCCGGAGTACTCGACTCCTTGCCCATCAAGCCACGCGATGATATCCTTTCGGGTCCAACCCGCATCGGGGATGCCGTCAGCACCCTCGTCTGTGGTCACACCTTCGTCGCCTTCAATGGTAAATTCGCTCTCAGGGAGGCGGTGACGCCACGTGTTGAGCCACTCTTGCGGCACCTCAATCGTGTCCCCACGTCGAAACGAGGCAGGTCCATCGGGTCGGCGGCGCTCAAATGAGCGACCCACGTAGGTCAATCTCGGCACTTAACCACCTCAGTTGAGGAGGACCACAGTAACCGTTCCGGCTCCAGCCGCTTCGCCGTGAAGGACGATAGCAGGGTCCGAGCCACCAGTCTTGGCCGCTGGAGCAAGTCCAGTGGAGGTGAACGTGGCGGAGAGGGTCTTGTCAGCCACCGCGAAAGTGGTGCCAAGGACACCAACAATCTTCGATGCGCCTGCGGTGAGAACCAACACTTGCTCAGCAGCGTCGGCCAAGGTGAACGCGATGGTCACCAAGCGCATGCTACCGACGGCGTTGCCGTCAGTGTTCTGAGCGGTGAAACCGGTAAGGGTGCCGGGGTATGAGCCACCGGCGTTACCGTTCAACCAACCCGTTTCATCAACAGGCGTACCGGTTCGCATGTCCAAGTCCAAAAGGACCGAGACAGTTCCCGAGGTAAAATCGCCATCATCAAATGAAATCGTCAAGCCTTTTTGCGTCTTCGTTTCTGTTGCCATGTCAAATCACTCCATGTTTTGTTGTTTCTCCGGCCTCACTTCAGGTCACGGATGGAAGCATGACCACCAAAGAAAGTGGTCCACAGTTCACCCATGGTGCGGTACATGCCTTCCTGCCCAAGACGGTTGATGGCGAATGGGTCGCCAGTCTCGATGCCGGACTCAAAGTACTGAGTCGGAATGGCCGTGGAGAAGTACAGGTAGTCAGTGTCAAGGAAGTACATGCGGGACAAGGTGTCCTTCGTAACGTCCTTGGAGGGGATGATGGGGACACCGTTGTAGGTGGCCACAATGAACCCGGCTTCGATACCCGGAACACCCTTCACACCGTTGTAGGTGGGCGTCACACGCTTCTCTTCCATGAATCGCTGCTGCGACTGGAGGAGTTGCTGAAGGCGCATGAGGGTGTCGTACCCGGTCAAGATGACCTTGGGGTTGCCACCGCGCTCCCACGTCAGACGGAAGATTTCGTCAAGGTGGTCGAGGCTGAGAACACGGTCGGTACCACTGTTCTCACTGTGCTCAGCAAGGGACCAAGAGTTTGCACTTCGGTCAATGCTATAGATGTCGTTGGCGGCTGCGGTGTCACCGGTTGTAACACGGTCAAGGGACTCAAAGTCGTTCCCTGCAACAGTAGCCTTGTCTTGGGTGAGCATCTTGTTGATGTGCTCAGCGTGGTGCTTACCCATTTCTTCCTTGAGCACCGAGCGAATGTCGCCCAGTCCGTCGTCCTTGTCAGCAAGGAACATTGCGGTTTCCGACATGTCGAAAGTGTGCGCAACGGTCTTGGGCTTCGCAGCGATGTGCTGGAAGGTCGGCTTGGTGGTGTCGGGAAGGGTCGAGTTTTCCGCGAGTCCGCCGCCAACGGTGAAGGAGGGGCGCTCCGTGATGACGCGCCATCCACTGCGCTCCCATGGGCGCTTGGGGAGGATGGAGAAGGCGTTGAACTCTTGGTTCAACTGGCTCCAAACCTTGCGACCGTAAATCGCTTGGTAAATGCCCGCCGTGGTGGAAAGCATTGGTGCGTCAGCCTTCAAAAGTTCGCTGCCGGAGTAGGAGTAGCCCATGGCGTTACCTGCGCCATAGAAGTACCGCTCCATGTCGGTGATTGTCCTGATGTAGTCTCGTGCCATTTCATTCACTCCAATTGTTTTGTTTTGTTTCACTCACCGCGAAGGGCACGACCTGCAAGGTTGTGGACCTCATCCCATGACATGGTGCCAAGGTCGCCAGTTGAGGGCAACTCGACGGTGGAAGCAGACTTGATGAGCGAAGAGCCAACGGCAACCTCACCGGAGGAGAGGTTGTCAATGCGCTCGCTCAACGTTTCAATGGACTTGACGATTTGGCCGAGAGGGGCGCGAGCGTCAAACTGGTTGCGCTCGACTTCAGCCTTGGCAACCTCCATTTCGTTCGTGAAGCGGTTAGCGAAGCGGGACTCAAGGTCACCACGGAACGCTTGCTCAAGAGCAGCGGCCTTGTACACTTCGTACGCGGCTTCGATGTCAGCCTCGGAAGCGTTGGTGACGTAGGAAGCCTTGCTGAGTTGAGCAGGCCCCATAGCACCTGCGGGTTGCTTGCCGCCACTGGCGGTAAGGGCGGAGATAGCACCCGTGGAGGGGCTACCCTTTTCTTGTCCGCGACCGCGAACTTGACCACCAAAGTAGTCAGCACCGTCAACGGCATCGGGGTTGTCGAAACCTCCGAGTTGGGCCTTGGCCATGTGGTCAAAGTGAGCGCGAGCGTTGTCAGTGTTGACACCGGCACTCTTCAGCGTGTCTTCCATCCACGACAGGTATTCAGCGGTAATCACGTCTGAGTACTCGTCGCCCTTGGCGTACATCTTTTCTTCCTTCATGTCGTCGTCCTCATTCTTTTCGTCCTTGGACTCTTTTTCGTCGTCGGAGTCCTTGGACTCCTTATTTTCACCCTTCATGTGCGCTCGCAATTGAGGGGGTAGTTCGCCCTTTTCCATCGCATCGAGGCGGGCTTCAAGTCGGTTCATAATGCTGCTCAGGTCGTCTTCTGCACTCATGGTAGCGTCCTCCTTCAAGATGCTAAACTGTGCCTCGGGGTTAATCCCCTTCTCACAGATGGTAATCTCGTGGAGTTCCATTTTGGAGATTTCTTGGTATTCTCCATGGGCATTGTCGGCTTTACGGACACGCTTGAATGCCTGTCCACCGATGGAAAACCCGCGCAAGTTGCCCTTGCGGATTTCCGCAGCAACCTCACGGGCCTTTTCGATGTCGTTGCGCAACTTCACAACGACGAACATTCCGGTGTCGTCAACTTCGGACTTCCACATGCGACCGTTGGAGTCCACGTAGGAGTCAATGACTTCACCGACTTGAATGTTGGAGTGAGCAAGTTGCACGTTGCGGTACTTCTCACTCTTCATGAATCCACCAAAAGCGTCCTTGAGGGCACCACGGGTAATGAGGTCGCCCTGCTTGTCCACCAATTCGACGGAGGCGTAGCCCGCAACAACGAGGTCGCTGCCACTCTTGAGGAGTGACAGTCCCATCTCGGGTCGCTGAACTGCGAGCATTGACCCCCAATTCGCAGTCATGGTATATCAATCCCCATTATGCGGGTGAAATGGTAGGTTGGTCGTTTTCATAGTTCAAAACGATAGACTGCTCGCCATCAACAGGCAGCACAACGTGGTCTGTGCGCTTTTTCTCTTTGACGGGCCGACCCTCACCTTTTGGGTCATAATCAGGCAAGTTGCGCTCCTCGGTAACCTTGGTTGGACCTTGAGGGGATTCAACAGGGGTAGCCATGTCAATGCCCAGTCCCTTTGGACCAGTCCACGTCATGCGCTCTTTGGCCAAACGGTCAATGGCGCGGGTAATCAGGTCGAGTGCCTTTTTCTTATTCTCAGGTTTGAGGATGCGTTCATCTTCCTCATCCAACAAACCCGCTGATTCTTCTTGCTGCTCTTTGATGTTGGCGGGCTTACTCTCCATCTTGGTGAGCACTCCTTCCATGAGAAGAGGGACAAAAGGAGTCCAGTATGCGCTAATTGACTCAGCAATTTGCACAGGGTAATCCGATTTGTACAAATCACCAAGTTCTGACTTGGGTTCATACAAGTACCACGCATTGTCGAATGCCTCAACCTTGTAGGTCACCGTACCAACACCGTCAAACTTCAACAATACGTTAGAGTTGGTTACATCAATGTCAAACGGCACAAAGGTTGGTGGGTAGGATTTGGTGAGCAAGTCCAATGACTCAGCACTCGCAGCACCTTCACCTTCCCCCTCCCCCTCAATTTCTCGCACGTGAACGGTGTACACGTTCCGTCCGCCACGATTTTTCTTGGTAACCCCTGAGATAGACACACGAACAATGTCCCCCACTTTGAATGGTTTTTGCTGATTACGAGCCGTACCCACGTCCATGTAGTCATTCCCTTTGTGCTCAACTGCACGGTTACCGAGAACTGAACCATCAAGAATAGGGCCTGCACCAAGTTGGTAGGTGTACGGACCAGTGCCTCGCCGGTCAAGAATGATGAAGTTAAAGTCACGACTGGGGCGCAGGACAATCCACTTTGGATGCCGCGCTTCACCACGCATGTAGGTGGACTTGGTGTCACGAAGCAGAATGGTTTCATGCTCATCCTGAAGGCGCTTGACGGATTCAGCAAGCCCTTCTTCATCCGTCATTTTTGTGTTATGTGGACCGGGAACAATGACGCAATCGTGACTGTCAAACTGACTGCGTAGTACTTTGATGCGCTCAAAAATTTGCATATCAGAAATGTCATTGTTGTCATAGTTCACAATGTCAATGACATTCATTTCTTCATCATCCAAGATAGCGTCAATGGCGTAATCACGCTCATTCAACTTTTCCAAGGCTTCTCGGAACTTCTTTTTCACACCCACCTTGCGGTTGTTTTCATCAAGCACAGTGATGGATTTACCGTTCTTCACCACCATAACACGCTTTCCGTCATACCACTTTGAAACCGCCCATGACCCGCTAAAGCCGCGAAGGTGCTCAAGGTCACTTAATTCAAAGATGCGATGCATAGGACGAATTGGAAGCACCCATTCAGCATCGTCTTCTTTGGTGAACAATACTTCAGGGTCAAGCAACTCGTTGATGAGGACTGACGCTTCGGACAGTGCAAGCGTTTCGTAGTTGTCGCTAACGGGTGCCATTCCCTGTTCGTCAAGTCGAGTCCAAGGTGCGGTTGTGTCAAGAGGTGGGTTTAGGTTTGGTTGAACCTGATTGTACCAGTCGTTGCCAAACACCTGCTTGATGTGATTTTCAGGCACCGGGGTAGCGAGTAGTGGGGAAGGGCTATTGCCAACAAAAATTTGGCCGTTGGAATCAAACCCAAGACCAATCGTAGGCTCATGCACTTCGTTTTGGAAGTGTACATTGTGACCTGAGTTGTACGTTGCATAGATGGGATGGTGATTTGGGCCTGAGCCAACGGGCATTTCATCATGCCAACCGCGAATGGTTTGAATGTCGTCTGTACCGCTGCTCGGAACTGCCATTGGGTTGTGAAGAATGAATGCATCTGCATTGTTGCGTGCATTAGCATTCATCCATCCGTACGTGTTTTTGGAGCCATGATTTGCCCTACCGTGTGCATCAGAATGAATCATTTGGAGGCCAAACTCGTCAAGGGTTTCACCGAACATGGATGGGTCCATGGCTCGCGCAAGCGTAGCGGGAAGGCGATGGATGGGATGACCTTTCCATGTACTTCTGTTGTTTGCACCTTGGTACTTTTGTTGCTGAAGCATCGGAATGGCTTGAGAGTAACCATGTGTGTGAATGGCGTGGTTCAACTCGTCATGCCCTTCCAACTCAGCAACGTCTTGACCCATAAACTCCTCACCACGATGGTGCATGTGGGTGGCATCATGCATGTTTTTGCCAAGTTTTACACTGTCAAGACCACCACTGGTAAGGATGTGACCAATGGTTGACACGTTCATTGGGTAACCTGCGTCATTGACCGCATCAATGGCTTGTTGAGCGTGTTCCTTTAGTCCGGGTGTAATGTCCATACCAAGGATTTCCAACAATGCTTCAGGGGACTCAGTGCCTTGAACTTCGTAACCGTTTTGACTGATGTGACCCGCAATATCCTCGTAGGTTGCGTTTTCAGCAGCGGTTCGGCTAACAACATCAGTCTTCAAGCCGTATGCTTTGCGCGTCAAACCGTGAACCGAATGAGGGAAAGTGGAGATGTACCGCTCAGCGTCATGGAAGATTTGCAACATGTTGGCCCATGCTTTTTCCGGCTCGTTGGGGTCAAATGCAGTTGAGTCTTCGGATTCTGCAATGCTGCGCATGTAGTTGACAACACCCGCAACCAAGTTTCGTGATTGCTTCATTTCCTCCATGTGGTGGTTTTCATTGCTCTTCCACCAATCACTTTTGATTTCACCAAGCGCACCCCTTTGTGCTTCCATCTGCAACTCATTCAACCGTTGCTTTACTTCGTTAAGTCGAGGGCGCACTTCCTCAGAAGTGGTTTTACCCTGCTCAAAATCTTCCATGAGGCGCGTCATTTCCTCACTGAGTGACTGCTCCTCTTCCATTGCAGGAAGTGCTGCCCCAATGGCAAGCATTTGAGCAATGCCACGCCGAGGTGCGTCAATCATCAAGCCTGAGCCACTTTTGCCCTTTTTTCCCGACGCCATCATTTCCTGACGGGCGTTTTCAGAAAACACAGGAATTTGCTCTTTTGCTTCGTCAAAACGCCGCTCAACTTCACTGAGCGAGTACTCTTTACCTTCTCTTTGATTGAGGTGTTCCAAAAACTGCTCAGCGTGTTCAGGGTCACCACTGTTGAGGAAGGATTGAATTTCAGCAGGATTGGTTGAATTAAGTATCTGTGCGATGTCGGAGATGGTTGTCACCGCAGGACGCTCATTTTTTGAGTCAAGCGTTTTGTACTTCATACGGTCAAGAGTTGGTAGTTTTACCCCACCCCACCCCATAAGCGAAATAAACTCATCCAACGATTCACCTGCCGGGAAAGCAGACTGCCCGCTGATGACATCATGAAACGAAGATACGCTTTTGTTCGGTGGGTCGCGTGTGTGATTCAACAACCCAAGGTACGCCGCTTGACGTAGCCCGTCTGTCACACGGTGGTGTCCGCTACCCATAGCAGCGTAATTCATCCCTGCACCACGGTGCATGAACTGGTTATGTGACAACTCACTTGACATGCGCTGCCGTTTCGCTCCTACGGATTCAAACGTCTTGTCAGGGTTCAACCCATTCATAGCAGCACGACGCATCTCATACTCGTACAAAGGTGAAAGTGAATGTTTGAACAGGGTGTGGTTGTTCTTGTGCGTGGCACCTTCGACATTCGGTCTTTTGACCGTGGACACACCCATGGGTGACAAAATGTTACGCAGTGGTAACATCTTTGGAAGATACTTGAACTTGCCTTCAGTGTAGTCATACAGTCCTTCTGTTTGAGACACTGGAGGCATGAAGTGATGTGCGAGGAAGCCGTTACCAACGTGTTCAGTTGAGTCTTGGCCGTTGAGTGCTTCACCACGGAACATAAACGAATTGCCTTCATCATCAGAAATGATGGAGTGAATGATGTCGTTGTACGTCCCAAGGCTCATGTTTTGCCCGCCAACACCACGATATTCTTGGTCCCAAAACGCTCCGGGGCCGTAAGTGTGACCATCACCTGTTCTCCACATAGAAGGACGCTCTTCTTCAGGATGAGGGCCATGCGCGGCACGCAGATACGACAGGTCATTGCGAATGTCTTTTTGCATACGCTCAAGGGATTCCAACTGACTGCCATTTTCAATCAACTTTTCAATTGTGACTGCGTTAATTTGAGGCTCGTTTGGATTTTGCACACCGTACATCGGGTGATTGGCCATCACCGTTTTTGTTCGCGGGTCATACCCTGCAAGGAAATACAACTCATCTGAGGTAAAACGAATACGGGTAGGGTCGTGATGCTTACCCGGTCTGAAATGAGCATAAGACGCTTTTTTGATGTCGTCCCACGAAAGGTTTGAGTCAAGCACTTCGTCCAAATTCTTGAACTTGGGAAGGAAGTCCAGTTTGCTTTCTTCACCGTGTGCATCCTGAAGCATTTCAAGGACACGCTCATGAAATGACTTCTTAACGACGTTTCCACCTTCATCAAACGTATCGAAATCATCCATGTAATTCCACACAGATTGCCCAAGCCCATGCTGCAAAAATCGTCCCTCGTCACCCTGCTTGTAGTCCCTGTCGTTGTCTTCTAATTGCATGTGAGCGTTTCGCCCTTTGCTGCGAAAACCACGGGTGGCCCAATCCATTTCAGGGGTCATGCGAATCAATTTGTTCCAAGCAAGTCGGGACGTGGAAAACAACGTGCCATCAGGGAGTTTGATGTGATGGTGATTTTCACTACCCTGAATGCTATTGTTGAGAGCATCCATAATGGTAACTCGCTCACGTGGTGAAAGCCACTCAAGACCCATGTGAAAGCCCGAATGTCCTAATCCAGTGGGGTGACCGTCAATTTCATCTTGCTCAACCCAAGAACGCGCTCGGTCATCAAAGTGTTCGTTGCGCAGTGCTTCTTCCGTACTGGTGTAACCAAGTTCACCCAACAATTCTTGGTTTGCGTTCCAGTAGTCTTCTCGCTCAGGATTACCACCCTTCCATCGCTTGAAATCGCGGTCGTACAAATCCACGGCATGGTGGGTGTCGGGTGAACCACGTCGTGGGTCACCAAGAATTTTCAGACGGCGACTCGGCTCCTTCTTGTCAGGAATGAAGTCATGGAGTACCGGACTGTTTTTCTCTTCCAAGTGTTTAATCAGGTCTTGCTCCATTTCTTTTTCCGCTTGGGCATGACCACCCAAATAGAACTCACGCAGTTTGGTGACATAATGCGGCATACCGGTACGAGGGTCATTTCTGAGCATTGGGTGGTTGATTTCATTGAACGGAAAGTTCTGTTCCCGGTAAGGTGAGTTGAATGAGGGAGGTGCGTACGTCGGCCAAGAAGCATGACCAAACCTACCTGCCGACATCAAACCGTCAATCCAAGCGTGATTGCCTAATGGGGTGGATTCATCAAAGGCAAGAAGGGGCAACTTACCGGGTACAATATTGGCATCCCAACTGGGTTCAACGTACGTTTCTTCATCATCCTCTAACTTGAGAATCTGCTCGGAAGCCTCCTTAAGCAAACCGTACATCGAATCCTGCGTAGGTGAATACTCAAGCGATTCCCATGCAATGACATACTCCGCAGCGGAGTCACGCAGTTCCAAACCGTCATCCAGTGACTTCAGCAAATTGACCGTTGCAATGTCAAACTGCTTGTATGACAGGGGCGCACCCCCTCACGCCAATTCTTCTAAGGCAGGGCAAGCAAACATGTCCATTCCGGGGAATGCACCCTTACAACCAGTTTCAGGAGTTGCACCACACCCACAGATGACAGGCATACCTGAGTCGGCTGCGGCACGCATTCTTCGGCTCTTCTTGAGAGGAGCGGAGTCACCTTCGGAGTCTTCACGGTCAACACCAGTTCCCTCATGGGGGTTCAAGCGACTTCCAAGCCCTTGAATGTCCACCTTCTTGCCATCTTTCTTGCGCTTTGGCTTGGCGTCTTCGGTTTCAATGGGGCGGTCACGGGTGGAGTAGTAAGCAGTGCGGGTCTGTCCGCCCGTTTCAGTCAGAAAATGTGGATTGACGTTGGTGATTTTTTCCCTTTGCTGCTCGTCATCAGCCTTGGCCTTCTGCATTTTTGTACCGCAGCCCATCTTCATGCAGTTGCCCATCTTGTCCAACTTTCCATCGTCACACTTGGGGCACTTGCGGGCCTTCTCAAGTGCGTCAAGACGAACGGCCATTTCACGGGCCTTACTCAGTGTTTCGGATTCAACAAATCTTGGCTTCATTCAGGTGCCCCCTTTGCTTGTTGTGCCATTTCATGAATGTCGTCCCACGACATACTGTGAAATTCTTCGTTTGATTGAGGAATAGAAGTGGAAGGACCGCCTTTGAGAATAGAGTTGTTTTCGATGTCCATACGAAGGGGGTCAGGCATGAGGTCATCTGCGTACGGAGTGGTCACGGGGACAAAACCCGCCTTACGAAACAAACCCTTGGGGGAAGAAATAAGGCTACGAAGGCGCTCATTTTCTGCCTTGAGTAGTGCAAGGTCAGAATCCATGCCTTCCATCTTGGTGATAAGGACGCTCATCAGGCGTTCAACCGATGATTCCTCAGTCATTCAAATCAGCCCCATCGTCCAAGAGTGCCTTGAGCGGGGGTCATGCGACCCTTGTAACCGTTGGAAATAACACCGGGAACACGTAGTCCTTCCATGGGGACCGTTTCTGTCTCTTGAACAAACTTGCGCACAGGGACTCCACCGGCAAAAATGTCGTTGGGACCGCGAGCGTTGGGGAGAGCGTCTTGGGACTTTGCAATCTCAGTGTTGAGGTCTTCAAGCAAGTAATCACTCAACTTGCTGACTTCGGACAAATGTTCCTTTGCAAGACTTCCATCACCGCTTTCAAGTGCGGTCAGGAAAGCACGTTGTGCTTGTTCCATTTTACGGGCCATGGGGTGCATCTTCAGTAGGTCCAAAATTATCCCTCAATTCTCGCAGGTGGGTAGTGGCTAAAAAGATTCAGGCCCCTCGGGGGCGTCGGGCGTTCAAAAGTGCGTTGCTAACGTTTTGCGCCAAGTTGGGTTCAGGCCCTCGTTGTTGAACGCTGCTAACCGGGGCACCGCTTCCCACAGTCGTACGTCGCTGAGGAGCAGCCGGACCACGGTTACGAATACCCATACCCTGACCACCGGGTTGTGGTGGAGGCATCGGCATACCCGGTGGCATTCCACGCGCCGGAGGCATACCGCCTTGCATTTGAGGTGGCATGCGCATTGGCATACCGCCCGGAGGCATACCGCCCGGTGGCATACCGCCCGGAGGCATACCGCCCGGTGGCATACCCGGTGGGGCACCACCCGGAGGCATACCGGGTTGCTGCGGTTGTGGTTGCGGCTTACGATACACAAAGCGAATGTCACGGTTTGATGGGTCTTCAAGCAACTCCGGTTGGAAGCCCAATTGAGCCATGCGTTGAGCCACGTTGAGTTCCTGCTCGTCCCGGCGCAGACGGGTAATTTCGTCTTCTTCCTCGTTGGGGTACAACGTTAGTTTCCAATCGTTGACGCTCATTTGCTTGAGCAAACGTGGGAACAAAACATCGGTGTACACCTTTTGTCCAAACTCAACGGCGCGGTTGGTCACAAGAATTTGCATACCCTCGTTGTTGAGGCCACCGGATTTGCCGTTGTCCACCATGAAGATGCTTGAGACACCATAGAAAGCAGCAATGCGATTACGGATTTCCTCACGAACAGGAATGTACTGCATCTCATCAAGCGTGTCCATAAATTTAATCCAGTTCACACCACCGCGACCTGTTTGACTTTCGATGCCAACACGCGGAATGTAGTGTGGGTCGCGCTCCATCTTTTCATCAACGGACTTCCAAAACGATTTCATGGACTCAAGGTTGTCCGTGGTGACAGAAATGATGCCCTTGGGCATCCGGCGTTTTTGGTATGCCGTGTACATGTAATTGTCCATGGCCGTGAGCGTCATGGCTTGACGCCACATGGTGTTGACTGGGCTTCGACCGTACAACTTTGACGGCGTGTACTTGCTCACGTGAATGACTTCGCCCTCAATGAAATACTGTGTCTTGCCGCTTCCTGCCATGTTGACGTAGTGTACGTCCTCAAGTTCTCGACCGCACACGTCACACGTCTTGTCATCAGCGTGCGTCTTGACTTCATTGCGATGGATGCGGCAAACCTTGAAACGACCACCACGCACACCGCGCTTGTCGGCAACAATACGCATAAAAATAGGGTCACCGCGAACCATTTCCTTAATTCTATAGAATGCAATTTCCTTGGACTCAGGGTCAATGAAGTACTCCTTGACCAAGATGAGGAAAGCGTCGTCCACAATATTAAGGTCGTTTTCAATCTCATGCAACAGGTGGTAAAAGGACTGCTCCATCGAGTTTTCCTGATTGAGCAACCACTTAGGGTAGGTCAACTCATCGGGGTCCGGTTTGCGGACTTCCCCACCACAGGTCTTGCACTGCTGCATTTCTTGTTGAAATTCCTCATCGCACACTGTACACTTCGATGTGAACTTCTTTTCCCAGTAGTACCCACGACGGAACATTTCCTGTCGCAACTTGGAAAGCACCGTACGCAGAATCAACGATTCGTTGCTGACCGCATACAGGGCGGGGATGGTAATACCCTGCGCCATGACCGGCTCCTGAATACCGCTTGACCACAACGGCATGGTTGGGGTAGGAGATTCACGGGAGCGGAACGGACGACGGAGGCCCGATAAGAAGCGAGAAATACGTCCTTCTTCAGCCATCACACACCCTCCGCGTACACACCAATTGTGTCGGCATCAATGCCCCACTTGTCAAGCAGACCATCGGCTTTGGTTTTATGGTCTTTCCAATTGGAAAAGGTCACAAGTCGGTATAGTTCCTGCTTGCGCATTGAATCTTTTTCGTCCACATACGTCAACATCGCACGTGCTTGCATGGTCTTTAGCATCATGTGCGGAAGTGTGGCTTTGAGGACACGGCGAATGTCGTCCTTGCGTGAAAAAATGAGGCGGTGTACACTCTTCTTTGTGTTTTTCGACACCTTTTGGTCCGTCACAAGACGACCGCATTCCATGGCTTTGTGCAAGTCTTCACACAACTGTTTGCCTGAGTCACCACTGGCCACAAAGGTCACCCGAGGGTCACCGCGTTCACTGATGAAAATGCTACCGTCTGAGTCCAATGAGCCTGCCATGTACGCCCAAATGTCCTTGATGATGAAACCTTCACGCCCCAACTTCACATAGTCACCACGTGACGTGCTTTTGAAAATGTTCAACTCTTCACCATACATTTTGAGCAGTGAACTCATTCGCTGCGGCGTGAGGCTACGATTGAGTGTACCGACCCCACGTCGAACAATCTCACGGCTACTAAGATGGCCGTTCTCTTCCAACTGCTCAGATGCAAAATTCAATGCAGACCGCTCTTCCTTGGCCAAAGAATCAACTTGGTGCAGCACGTTTCGCCACATTTTGCGGGCGTCTTTTTGCAACTGCGTTGCATCAACCCATGATTGTTGGTCGTCAACCGTCCAATCCACTTTGTCGTTGAGCATTTGCAAAACGGTGTTAGCCTTCAAAAATTGGTGACATGCCTTCTGCAAAGACACCGAGCGAGACTCCCCAAACTTACGAAGTGCTTTGAGGCTGCGGTCAGTTAGCCCCATTTGCTTGATGACGCTTTCCATGCCGTCAGACCATGATAAATTGCCAATAGTAGCCTGTACCTCAAGTGATTTGAGTTGACGAACAAGACCAATGGTTTCGTCGTACTCGTCACGGTTGTTCTTGTCGTGACGACGCATCTTGCGACATTCACGAATAATGGTGTCAGCGTCTTTGCCCCAATAGGTTTCAAGCCAACCGTCACCGTTTTTCGGGAACTCACGCTTCTTCAGTTCTTTGTTGATGTACACCGAAGAAGTTTGTTGAAGCGGCAAGTCACGTGGGTCAAAAGCAGGGTGCTGCGCAAGATTGTTCACAACCATCTTAGTCACCTCATCTTCGCAGTAAATGGGGAGGTCGTATGCATCCCCGACCAACGCGCTTCCCCACATAATGACCACTCACTTGACCATTGGTTAAAAGCCCCACTCTCCAAATGGGTATTTCATGGGGTCAACCATCCTCCAAACCGGTTGCCCTGATTCTTGTCTTTGCCTCCACCGAGCCAATCACCGAAACCGGGCATGTAGTCATCAAGCATCACAATGCTACCACGGAACTCTTTGGTACCCCAATTGGCCAACGCAAGAGCCATGGCCAAGTCATCGTGAGTACCCACGCTTTCCAACTTCCCATTTTTCTGCATACCAAAGCGGTTGAGTTCTTGCTCCAATTTATGTGTGAACGTACGACTACGCTCGTCACCGTAGGGCGTACGAATGTGACCTTGTTCAAAGGCCATGAGCAAAGACATGAACATGGATTCTTTGCGCTGCCTTGTGGTCATGAAGGTCTTGATGGGAATGTCGTCACGCATGTCTTGTAGTTCAGCAGCAAACATACGTTGGAAGTTGTTGCCTTCAAGTTCAATCAGGTCCGGTTGGAAGCGGTTGTTGAGCAGCAAAATGTGCTTCTTCTGCGCTGCACCGCCCAGTCCTTTTTCGTGAACGATGCCAACAATTTGCTTTTGATTGTCACCGGGCAGCACCCGCATTACCAACATGGCCGTGAAGTCAGCGTTTTTGTCAGACGCAATAGCCGTGTCCCACCCAATGAAGTGTTGACCAAACACACCCATTGACTCGCCTTCTTCGTCGTATTCCGTTTCAGCGCGGTCAAGCAAAACAAGGTCTTTGTCCCGAGCCTTTTCCAAAATGTCGTTGGGGAACATACTCGCAACGTCATGAATCGGCTCACACAGGTACTCACGCGAAAACTGAATGGCAGGCATGGACAATCGCCGGTGGTCCAAAGATTCCAAGTCCCATCGCTCGGGCCACAAGGCTTTGCCTTCATTGTTGATGGCGGGGTAAGTTTCAACGGTGAACGCCTCACGCTCTTCCAGTTCAGCGTACAGGTCGTTGTAACTGAACGGTGTACCAACAATCATCATGCGGCCTGTGTGGTGAAGCACAGGCAATAGGACACCATAGAACCAGTCAGCAGCACGCTGCAATTCTGTACCGGTCGTGCCCCACAGAATGTCGTCGCACACCACAACGTTTGGGTGGAAACCACGGGTACCACCACCCACAGACTTTGCCATCATACGGCTTCCGTTGGTGAACTCAAAGTACGTCTTTCGCCATGGTCGGCCTTCAGGAGTGAGGTGACGCAGACATGGCGTGGATTCAATGTTGTTGCGAATAAATCGCATGTGCTCAAGTGTTTGTTCAAGCGAGTGCGAGAAAATCATGACGTGGGTGTTGGGCTGAAAGGCCGCAATCCACAAGGCATAGGACATGAAGAACACAGATTTACCGTGGTCACGACTTGCTTTCACACAATAATACCGATTGTCAGCAAGCCCTTCGTCCCAAGATTGATGATGTCCCGAATAGTCGAAGCCGAGGATTTCGGTGAAGAAGTACTTGAACGACTTGGCAGACATCTGCCGGTCCATTTCACGAATGAACTCCTCCATGTCTGACATCAAAGCCACCCAAGATACCTGAGTGCTGCGTATAGTCCAACTTCATGAGGAGTAGCCTTACGAAGCATTCCGTCTTCGGTGGGAAAGCAGAAGGGTGCAAACGCTTTCAGTTTTTCTGGCCAATCGGGCACGGCATCACTCAGTGGGGGCCTGTAACTTGGTGACCAGTCGTCATCAGTTTCA